GAATAACCAGGGGGCGCTGGAGAAAATCGTCTACATGATCGCCAGCGGCACCGGCAAGATCCGGGGAGCCAAGAGCGGAGGCATCCAGACTGTCCACCAATGGAGAACCGTGGCCCTGGCCACGGGAGAGGAACCGCTCAGCACAGAGACCTCCCAGACCGGCGTCAGCACCCGCGTCCTGGAGATTTACGGGGGGCCGTTCGACAACGAACAGGACGCCGCCCTCATGCACCAGCAGGCCGCTATGGACTGCGGGTGGGCAGGCCCCGCCTTCATTGAGCACATCCTCCAGATGGATGAGCGGGAGATCGTGGAACGTTACGAGGATATGCAGCGGTATATCCGGGAGACCAGCCAGGGAAAAAACGGCTCCCACATCGCGGGGATCGCCGCCGTGGCTCTGGCCGACAGCCTCATTGATGAGTGGTTCTTTGGGGGCAACCCCAGGGAATCCGTGGCGGAGGCAAAGCGCATGGCAGCGAGCATCCTGATCAACCAGGTGGAGGCCAACACCACCGACGTCAATGAGAACGCCGTCCAGTTCATCGTGGACTGGGTGCTGGCCAACCGCTCCTACTTCGGAGCGAACGCCATAGGCACCTGCCTGGGCTTCACCAGCGAGAGCGGGAACACAGCCTACATCTTCCCCTCCATGCTGAACCAGGCCCTGACGAAAGCAGGGTACAGCCCCAGGAAGACCATGAAGTACATGGCAGAGAAAGACCTCATCGCCACAGACATCGACCGGAAGACCGGAAAGCGCCAGTATTCACTCATTAAGCGGTTTGGCACCCGCGTCGCCCGGTTCGTGGAATTTTACATCGGCAAGCTGGCCGAAAACAAGGACGCCATCGACGATGCGGACGAACTCGAAGACGGCAGCGACATCCCGGAGGCATGGAAGCAGGAGTCCTTCGGCGGCTTCAGAGAGATTGAGGGCGGCGACGAAGACCTGCCATTTTGACCCCAAAATGTTACTGCTAAGAATTAGGAGTAACGCTAGGAGTAACATTAGGAGTAACACGAAAAACCCAGTCATATCAAGGCTTTCAAGCGTTTTGTTACTCCTGTTACTACTAAAATTGAGAAATACACATTATTATTGCGAATTTATTGCACAACGCAGAAATTCATGACTTAGTGCAATAAATTTCAAAAAATACGGTGTATATCAAACGGTTAGGAGTAACACCCGAAAAAAGGGGCGAAAGCCCTAGAGCGACAAGGCTTTCCGCTGTAACTCCTATTTTCTGAAAAAGGAGTTACAACGGCCAAAAACGGCAAAAAAGGGGGACTGCAAAGCGATGACCGACACAGAATGGCTTGCACGGTTAGACGCGGACTTCGGCAAGCTCCAGAGGAACCGCCAGCAGGTGCCGCTGGAGAAGCTGGAGACCACCTACGCCAAGAGCTACAAGGCCCTGATCGGCAGGCTCACCGAGGCGGCTGACTGGTTCGCAGACCGATACCTTCAGACCCTGATGGAGCACTGGCCCAGGCACCCGAAGGATACCGCCGGGAACGAATGGCTGGAACAGAAGGTCGCAGCCATCATCGAGGAAGAAAACCAGGCCGGAGGGCTGCGGGACAAATGGAGGCTGGCCCTGGTGGCCCACCTCGACCGGGAGGAATTCGAGCAGCTGGTCTTCGAGCGATACGCCCGGTGCGAGCAGGAAGCCTTCGACCCCTACTGGCAGCGCCACAACCGCTGGACGGGAGAGACAAGGAACCGCTGGATCTACAACGACATCATCCGCCGGTTCTGGCTCCCGCCGGGGAGAAACCCGGACTTCCCCAACGGAGCCTGGATCGACAGTAGCTACCAGGTTTACACCAGCAGCTGGCCACCGGACATTGGAGCAGACCCGGAGGGAGGCAACACCGGATGATCTGGCATCAATCCTACCGGGCAGACCCAAAAGCAAGGGATGTGGCCGACAGGCACTACAACCGTCAAAAGCCCGGATCGCCCCAGTTTGTTCCACCAGGCCGCTGCTGCGTATTTTATGCGGAGACCGACAGCGGAAGGGCCGTCTGGGTGACCTCCTTCCCTTTTGCAAAATACGTTAAGCACCAATGGGGCGGAGCCTGGATATGCTCAGCATTCAGGAACGAGGGCGCAGGGATCGCATCAGAGATGATCCGGCAGGCAGTAGCCGCCACGAGGTCGGCCCTTGGAGAGCCGCCCAGCCTGGGCATGGTCACCTTCATCGACCCCAGAAAGGTGAGGCCAACGAAGCGCCACGGGAAAGACACATGGGGCCTCACATACGAAAAAGCCGGTTTTCACTATGCCGGAAAAACAAAAGGCGGATTGCTGGCATTCCAACTGCTCCCGGAGGATATGCCCCTGGCAGAAAGTGCCCTCCCGCCGATTTAAGAAAGGACGGAACGGAATGAACAGAGAAGCGAATATTGCCCGGTTTGAAGCAGAGCTGGACAAGGTGCAGCGCCCCGGCATGGGCTTGCTCCTGGAGTACATCCGCCGCAGCGACTTTTACACGGCCCCAGCAAGTACGCACTACCACCTCAGCTGCGAGGGTGGTCTCCTGCAGCACAGCCTCAACGTGCTGGACGCCCTGCGGGGGCTGCTGATGAAAGAGCCGGACGGAAAGGACGAAGCCGGAAACCCAAAGGTCAAGTACCACTATGTGGTCGCAGACAAGTTCGTGGCCACCTTCCCCCAGGACAGCGTGATCATCACTGCCCTGCTCCACGACATCTGCAAGACCTTTTTCTACACCACCAGCACCCGGAACGCCAAAAACGAGAAGACCGGCAAGTGGGAAAAGGTGCCATACTACACGGTCGAGGACAAGATGCCCCTCGGACACGGCTCAAAGAGCGCCATGATCATCAAGCAGTACATGGAACTGACCACGGAGGAAATGTACGCCATCTGGTGGCACATGGGCTTCACCGGGAGCACCGGAACAGACACGGCGACAATCAGCCAGGCCATCGACAAGCACCCCCTCATCTGGGCGCTGCACACCGCCGATATGATGGCCTCCCACTTCATGGAGGGAGAAAAGGGCAACCTGGATGCCTTCGCTGACCCGGCCCCGGAGTCCGCCGGGGAGTACGCGGACGCACCTGCCGCCGCCGAAGACGGAGAGCCGGTCTTCCATGACGCTCCGCCCCTGGCCAGCGAGGGGGCGTGAGCCATGGAGAAGACCTACGACACCCTGGTCTGCCTCGCCGTTCGGAACGACCCCTACGGCTTCGTCGACGCCCTGATCGAGGAAGCCGGGAGAGCCGAAAACCGGAGGCTGGAGCCTATGCTCCGGGAAGCGGCCTGCGTAATCGCCAACCTTCTGGAGAAGCAGGACGGGAGGATCGAGCCATGAGCACCCCGGTCGGAGTACACAAGGAGAGCTACTACCAGGCGAAGATCATCAAATGGCTGCGGGAGGCATATCCGCAGGCCTTCGTCTGGAAAGCCCAGCAGGGACCATACAGCAGACAGGGCATCCCGGATATTTGCGCCATCATTGACGGCCACTTCTTCGGATTCGAGGTTAAGCGCCCGGAGGGCGGTGAGCTTTCGCCAGTTCAGGCCCAGACCATCAAGCAGATCAACGCCGCCGGAGGCACGGCCCTCGTGGTCAGCTTCCCGGCCCAGGCGCAGGAGGTGATAGAAAAATGGCAGAGGGAAAGCAGCAGAACCCGCTCCGGGACATGATCACCGCCCTCGGCTCACTTTCGGAGATGGCCCACATTTTCTACACGGGCATGAAGGGGGCCGGAGCCTCGGAGCAGGAGGCCATCGCCGGAATGACCTCCTTCATCGCCGCCATGTGGCACGAATCCATGGAGGACGCCAGAGAGAAAGGGAGACGCGATGAGCAAAAAGAAGCGGAGTAAAAAGGGGCCGTGGCCGCTTGGCCGAGGCAGGACGCAGGGCAGCAGTGCGGAGGCGTCAAAGGCCTTCGCGGAGCTTGAGACCCTGCCCACTTTCGCCCTGGTGGTCACCATGAACGCGATCAACACAGCCCTCCGCCAGAGAGGGCAGGTGATCCGGGACTGGGATCAGCGGGACAAGGTCATCCAGAAATTCAGCGTCCTGGGCGGTAAGGTCTACGCCCTTGCACCGAGCAGCAGACCATCGGAGGTATCAACCAATGGCGACGGAGATGAAAAACCGGGAGGCTGAGCGCATCACGCTCAAGCTATACCTGACCCGTTTTTATAAGGCAAAAAAGAGGCAGGCGATCCTGACAGAGCGCCTGCGTCGGCTTTGCCGCGATCTTCGGAGCCATGAGGCGGCGGATATTTCAGAGGTCGAGAGCCGCATCGAAAAGCAGAGCAAAAAGACGGAGCGCATTATTCTGGAGATCATGGACGTCATCGACCTGCTGCCGGAGGAATCCACGGAGCGCATGATCCTGGAACTTCGGCACCTGGACTGCAAGCCCTGGAGCGAGATCCAGAGAACCGTCCATTTGACCCGCACCCCCTGCTATGACCATTACAACAGGGCCTTGGATTTCCTGCTCGACACCCAGGAAGTACAAGCCGCCCTCCTGAAATTCAGGGCTTTTTCCAACGGAAAAAACGGCGGCTTTTAGAGGCAAGACAGGAAAGTACACCACCCAAAAACCATGCGCTTGTGTGGCCTTGTACGGGGCCGTATGGGGCATTCCCAAAACACAACACCGGGGGCTGATTCCAGGAATCGGCCCCCTATTTTCATGAGGCACAGGGGCAGGGCCACAGGGCAAGGGGGCCAGGGCCGTGGGCAGCAGGCACACAGAAGCACAGGCCAGGGACACGCTGCAGCAGAGGCCCCAGGGCGCAGGGCATAACAAGGCCCCAAGAAAAGTCAGGACTCAAAAGGACTTTTTGTTGTGTTAAGCTAAACGCGAGCAACAATGGGCAAGTTGCTCGTTCATTCCTTCCTCCCCAGGGCAGAGGGAGCCTCCAGGGCTTTGGAGGCTTCCTCTGTCGAGGGGCCACACCCGGCGATGGCCGTAGGTACTACCG